TACCAGCAGTTTGGATGGTGGATTTGCCTTATGGACCACTTGGATGCATAGACTTGGTTAGATACAAGACTGGCATCAATATGTGGGACACATTAGATATAAATGAGGACTACGAGAAGATTGGCAATAAGTTGTGGTTCTATATGGCTGGCACTTATGAGGTTACTTACCAAGCTGGTTATGGTAGCATCCCAGCAGATTTGGAGAACGACATCTTAACCCTTGTGGCTTGGATGTACGAGAACAGAGGTAAGAAGATGAACGCTGATCCTAAAGGAATTATTTCACAATACCCATATTGGGATGGTCTTAACTATCATCAATATAAAAAAGTAGTTATATAGTGGCGAGAAAGGCACTAAATATAAGAGGACTAAATAATTCTTTGAAACAACTGGATGACGTTTTTATTCAAAGACTTGATAAAATTGAAAAAGAATTTCGCAAGTCTATGTCTAAAATAGCACAAGATGCTAAAAGAGATGCACCAATAGGTGTTACTGGTTCTACACCAGGTGCTTTAGCTGATAGCATAAGTTGGGATGAGCCAAGTAAATTATCCTATGAATTAAGAGCTGATGTGCCTTATGCAGCTTATGTAGAGTTTGGAACTGGTTCTTACGCAAGAAAACAATTAAATAGCTTAGAAGATGCTGATTACTTCAAAGCTATTGCTATAAAGTTTAAAGGTAAAAAAGATGGTAACACAAGAGCGCAACCATTTTTTTATCCAAATATCAGAAAAGAGATACCAAAGTTAGTAGAAAGAATATCAAAAATACTAAGCAAAAATGCTTGATTGTAGTAACAACGTGAGAGTGATTTATGTAACTGCTTTGAATGGCAACTTGTCTTACAATGGCAAAGATGTGCCAGTGTATGGACAGACTCCATTTGATACTACACCACAAAACTACGTAGTTATTGGTAATATAACTGAGACAAGCGATAATACCAACCATTCATTTGGTAACAATGTAGAAGTAGTTATTGATATTTTCAGTGAGCAATATAGAGTCAATGACTTAGGAGTGGTTGATAATATTGCATCACAAATTTTAAATATACTTATACCTGATACTCAGGTGGACGGATTTGATGATGCTGATTTTGAGGTTTTTCCAATTGGCAGATCAAGTTCAAGATACTTGCCATTGCAAGATGGCGATAATTATGTAGCAAGAAAAATTATAACAATAAACAATTTAGTTAACCAAAAATAAAAAGTAAAAATGGGACAAGTATTAGGATCATTACAAAACATTGAAATCGATATTACCAATGTTGGTACAACTGGTTTCAAAAACCTTGTTTGCTTGAGAACATCTTCAGTTAATACAACTATGGATGCAACAACTGAGCAAACTAACTGCGGAGTATTAACAAGTGTTGCAGAACCTCTTATGAGCTTAGACTTCGATGCAATTTGCGAAGTTTCTCCATCTGCATCACAAATCTCTTATGAAGATTTATTGTCTTGTGTAAAGAACAAAACTATTGTTATGGTTAGAGTTCAAAACCCAACCGTAACTGGCTCAAGTGAAGGCGCTGCTTACTATCACAGATTTAGCGGTTACATCACTGATTTGACTTGGAACCAATCAACTACTGAATTTATAAACTTTTCTGGAACAATCCAATCAACTGGTGCTTTGGATGTTGACCCAGCTGCTTAATATAACTTATGAATTATACTACTATTACTATTAACGACCAAAAGGTTGGACTTAAATTCGGGATGGCTTCGTTTAGGTACTTATCTGATAAGTTTGTAGAAGGGATTGCATTTAATAATGGAGAGCTAAATGAAATAGGCATAGCACATTTAATTTATGCTGGATATTATAATAACTGCCTTGTAAAAGAAGTTTTAGCAACTTATAAATTTGAATATTTTGTAGACTATATTGAGGGTAATTTAAAAAATGAAGATTTTTTGAACGAACTTAAAGAAGTTCTTAAAGTTTGGACAGAAAATGAAATTATAAAAAGCACCCAAGTAGAAGATACTGCAAAAAAAAAGACATCTCGTGGGAAGAAATAGAGGCATTCGCATTTGGTGAGTTGCAGCTTCTCCCACGCGATTTCTTTGGGATGAGCGCAAGACATTATTTCTTAATGATGACTGGCTATCAAGAAAAAAAAATTGATAGTTATAGGCAGACAAGATTATTAATGTTTACAATGGTGAGACTTATGGGAGATCCTAAGACTGCACCAAAAACACCAGAGGCTTTGTGGGAATTACCAGGTGATGAAAAAGAAAAGCCAAAAGACGAAGAGTATAGAGAAATTTTTAATAGGTTAACACAATGGCAGAAAACATAAATGCTTTAATATTACCCATTGGTGCTGATGTTAGTCAGTTTAAAAAATCTATTGATGATGTAAAAGGTGCAATAAAAACTCTATCTACAACAATAGCTTCAACTCCTTTTAATTTAGTTAGCGATGCACAAAAGTTACAGTTAAATGCATTAAAAGAAACACTAAAAGAATTAGAAGGTGATGTAAAGAATTTTGGAAAAGCAGTAGAGGAATATCCAGCAAATTCTATATTAGGGTTAAGAAAAAGAATAGATGAGTTAAATCAGAAAAAAATTGTATTAGACCCATCTAAAAGTGCAACACAAATTGCTAAATTAACTCAAGAAATACAAAAACTTGAGTCAAGATTAGAAAATGTAAATAATTTAGGTAGGAGTTTTACACAAACAAGTGGAGGTTTCACAAAAGGAGCTACAAAAATTGTTGACTCTTCTAAAGGAGCAAGAACTGCTTTAACAAGTTTATCTCTTGTCGCACAAGATTTGCCATTTGGATTTATAGGTATTCAGAATAACTTACCAGGCGTTATTTCATCATTTGGTGAATTAACAAAAACAAGTGGTGGTGTAACTGGTGCTTTAGGTCAATTAGGGCAATCATTAAAAGGTCCAGCTGGTATATTCTTAGGATTTAGTGTTGTTACGGCAGCCGTTACATTTTTGATACAAAAGTATGGCAGCTTTGGTGAAGCGATAGATGCCATAACTGGTAGAAATAAATTACTAACAGAATCTCAGAAAGCATTAAACGAAGCAGTAGCATCAACAACTGGTAATTTAACAGTCGAGGATGGCAAAGCTCAAGCATTAATATCTACATTAAAGAATTTAAAAATACCACAAGACCAAAGACTTGCGGCATATAATGAATTATTAACTGTACAACCAGATGTACTATCAGGTATAAGTGAGGAGAATGCATTAACTGCTGATGGCATAGCATTACTTAATGCGAACAATGAATCTTTAAAAGAAAGAACAAGATTAAAGATTACAGAGGCTGGTATAACAAGTGCATTAAATAAAGCAGCAACTACATTAGCTGAAAAAAGATTAGAGGAGGCTAAATTATTAGCACAAGAAAAAGTTGAGTTAGATAAATATAATAAGTCATTAAGAGATCAACCAGCTGCTGCTAAAGTAGCAGAGCAAGGTATAAATACATATAAATTACAATTAGATAATACTCGTAGTTCTTTAAAAGAAGTACAAGGAGAAATTAAAAACTTAGAGACTGAGCAAGAAACGTATTTGAATCAGTTATCACCAATTACAAATGGAATAGCTGGTATAAACTATCAGTTGCAATTAAAGGCTCAAAATTTAAAAAAGGAGCAACAAGAACTACAAAACAGCATTGACTTTAATAAAAAGTGGGCTGAACAAAGTAGAAAGTCATTTGAGAATCAGCCAGTAATTGATAGCGCAGCAAATTTTAGCAAGTTTGTAGAAGGTGCAACAAGGTTAAATGTAAAGTCAGTTCAAGAATTAGTTAAGGCAAATAGAGAAGGAAGATTATTAATAACAAAGGAATTGCAAACAATTCCAAAAATAAATATTAATCAACAATTTATTGACCAACAACAAATACTTGCATCATTTGCTTTAGCTAAAGAAACAATAGATAATGTATTTTTTAATCCATTGTCAAGCGCATTTGAAAAGTTTTTGAATACTGGAAGAATATCATTTGCTGAATTTGGTAAAATAGTATTATCAAATTTAAAAAGACTTGTTGCACAAATAGCCGCAACTAAAATTATTGAAATATTAGCTGGATTAGCTGGAGGACCAATAGCTGGTGCTTTTAGTCAAGGTGGTTCATTTTTATCAAATATAGGTGGCTTGTTACCATCTTTAAGGCAAAGGTCAAGGTTTGATAATATAAGACCATCCCCTTTTACAAATCCAGGTGGTACAGTTAATTTTGTAATTAGAGGCACTGAATTAGTTGGGGTATTGAATAGAGGTAATCAAGAAATCAATAGAATAGGTTAATGGCGTATAATACTAAATATGAGATTAAATTTTATAGCAAAGAAGGAGATTTTTGCAAAGTGCAAATGTCTTTTGATGGCTATTCTGGTGATATTATACAATTAAATCCAGCAAGTAGACCATTTATACTTAGGGAGTTTAATACTGATGAAGATATATACAAGCCACTAAGACCACAACAAGCAGAAATAAATTTTATATCTGAGACAACTGTATCAATAGATGACTTTTTAGGAAATAATGATGTTTACTGTTTAGTAAAATTTTATTATGGTGGCGAGCTTGGTCCAAATGTTTATTGGAGTGGGTATTTATTACAAGATGAGTTTCAAGAATTTTGGGAAGATACTAAGCATATTATAACATTAAGAGCAAGTGAAAACTTAGGTTCTTTAAAAACTATACCATTGACTGATGATGATGGTTTAGAAATATCATCTATCGAATATATTACTAATTATATTCGTTATTGTGTTAAGGACTTAGTACAAGTAGGTAGTGCTAAATATCAAACATTATGGATATTAAATAATTTATTTAATACTTATATGGATGATACTTACCCATCACTTGACCAAGTTTACGTTGACCCAAGAACATTCTCAATAGGTGATGGAGAGTATTTAGATGAATATAGTGTTCTTGAAAGAATTAATAGGGCTTTTTCACAAACATTATTTCAATATAATAACGCTTGGTACATAGTTAGAATTGAAGAATATTATATACCAGACACAGATAATTTAAGACTATTTCAATATAAATTTTTGCAATTCCCAGTACCTTGGGATATTTATACAAAAAGATTTGATATAAATGTAGGTGTAAATGAGTCTGTAAAGCCTATTGCTCCTACAATGTTGAGGTTTATAAAAAGACCTACAAAGGTAGATCAGATTAATATAAATTATGACTACCCATCTGAGTTACTTTGTAATGAGAATTTTAAAAGAGGTTCTTTATTATCAAGTACATCAACAACTAAAACATATAGCATACTTGATTGGAATGCATATAAAGGATTGAGAGAAAGTCCAACACCCATAACTGCATCATATTATAGAAAAGATAAATTAGATGCTTTTGGTAATGTTATAGATAGCTTTGCGTATTTACCTTTTGAAACTACCGGGACTGCAAGTGGTGCTGATTGGTTGCAAAGTTGCGACATTAAAGTTACTAAAGGTGATGTATTAGACATATCATTTTTATGGAGATGGAATGAGACTGGTGTGCTTACTGCACCTACTCCAACATTTAATGTTGCTCAAGTCTTATTTAAGGCAGATGCATCACCTCAGTTTAGAGCTGGTATGGATAGCAATGGTGTTTGGAAGATTGCACCATCAACTTGGGATTCTTGGAGTGTAGCAAATATACCTTATATTAAATTTACTCCTCCCGAAACTGCAACAAACGAAAACGGATATTATGAAATAAGTGCATTATCTAAGCCTATGCCAGCAAATGGCATCGTTAGATTATTGCTACATAATACATCAAATTTAAGTTATAGCGGTAACTTCTCACAGTTGCAACTAAGGTTACAAGCATCCTTAAATGGGTTGACTACTTTAAACATTGCTGGTGATTTAGATAGATTTACCAAGCCTCAGGATATTAGAGCTAACTTCTATGATACAATTTATTTGGCAGATATGCCTAACCCTAAATTTATGGGTTCATTGTATGATAGTGCTGGTGAGCTTACTGACCCAACTTGGTATAGATATAGATATAATACGGAAGAGTTTAGTTTTAAAAAGCAAAATCTTATTGCTCAATGGGAGCAAAATAGGTTTTTTAGAAATAAGATAGATGCTAATTTTTTTGGTTTGAAATGGGATGATGGTGGTACAGATAGGGTTATTGGTTTAATTAATACAATTAAGTTTGTAGATGATGACCCTAATAAAACTTATGTTATATCAAATCTTAAAGAGATAGATTTTGCTAATTCTACTTGGAGTGCTACACTACAAGAAATTTATGATCAAGATAGAGATTTTGAGAATGAGACAGACTATCCAACATATTTAAAAGATTATATATATAAATAATGGCAGATATAGTAAAAACGGAAGGTCTTGTTTTAGCCATTACTGATGGTAGTGGTAACGTATATCCATTTGCTTGTGCAAGTAGCTCAAGTATATCTATTACAAAGGATTTGATTGAACTTGCACCAAAAACAAATACAAATTATAGAGAATATATAAATGGTAGGCAAACTGCTACCATTAATGGGTCTGGTCTTGTCAAAATTGTCCAATCAAATATGCAACCAATTACCTTTTTTGATAGCTTCATTGAGGCTACCGATACATCGTATATTGGATATTTAGATTTGATAGATCCACAAAATAATTATAAATTGTATAAATTTTCTTGTATACTTCAGAGCTTGTCACTTGAGTCAAGCTACTCAGGAACACCTACTTATAACTTTACACTACAAGTAAGTGGAAATTTTACAGAATTAACTGTTGTTGATACTTACACCGTTGCAAGTGGTACAATAACTGCTCGTAGCACTTCTACTCATAAACTTGTGGCGGTTGGATATGGCGGTAAATGGTATTATAACTATACCGTTAGTGCTGGTCCCGTAATTAATTTAGGTTCATCGCTTAATGGCACAAGTGTCGTGGCGGCATATATAGCAATATAAAAATCAATAATATGAAACAAATGATGGAAAATGTAAAGACAAGCCTTTTCGGAGCAGTAGCTGGTTTACCAGTAATTTGGGAAGGTGCAATGGCTAATGATTGGAAAATGGTCTTAGCTGGTCTTGGAATGCTTTTAGTGGGCATTTTTGCAAGTGACGCTAAAAAGTAAGAGATGGAGC